ATGCGGTAAACTTTACGATAGATGCTGTTCAGGCAAACATCGTCAGCACAGCTACGACAGAGGTTCCGCCTGGTGTAGGCGTCAGGAAAACGGATGCGACCAGTAATGGCGCTACCGCTAAAGCCGGAACATCTAACTCAGCAGACCCAGCTACGGCTAACCGGGCTACGCCAACCAAAAACGTTGGCAAGAATACGGGTTCAATCCTGAGCCAGGCTTTGGATGGGTTATCTGGCTCGGGCGGCAAGCTTCAGGAATATCTCGGCAACATCATAGGTAATGTCACCCCATGACCCCACTAAATTTTCAGGCTGGATTTACTGACCAGACATTGCAGGCTGTTTTCGACGATACACCGGTTACGCTTCGTCTGCGATGGAATGAACGCTTTGGCTTCTGGTCGCTTGGTATCTATGACCGTGAGTCATTGCCCATCATAACTGGAGTTAAACTTGTACAGAATTACCCGCTTCTAAAGAACTTCAGTTTCGATAACTTCTCCGGAGATATCTACTTCATCCGTACCTATGGTGAAAAGGTACGCCCTGATATCGATTCGATTGGAGGCGATCACCTGTTGGTGTATGCCACTGAGGAAGAAATAGATGAGTTTGTTTCTGCGAACGGGTGAAATCATTGTAGGCCAGCCTCAGGGTGAGGCCGTAAGCATTAAAGACCTGCGATTCGAGTTCGACATCACCAAAACAGCCAGCAAAACCGCCAACGAAGCATCACTCAAAATCTACAACGCTGCCCCCACGACAATCACTCTGATGGAGACCGTAAATAACGTGGTCATCATCAAGGCTGGCTACGTCAATGATATCGGCGCTATCACCATCTTTACTGGTACCACATGCCGTAGCCTGACATATCAGGATGGTCCTGACATCATCACGGAAATGGAGTTAAGGGACAGCGTCATACCTTTACGCGACGCCAAGATTAGCGTTTCCTTCCCTCCAAATACGTCAGCAATGACCGTGCTGGATGGGGTGGCGAAAAACTTCGGGCTGCCAATCAAGAAGAGCATCAGCAAGGTTCAGGATAAGCAGTACGTAGGAGGATATGCCTATAACGGCAGGGTTCGTGATGCCATGGACAGAGTCTGTAATTATCTGGGGCTGGAGTGGAGCGCTCAGGATAGCGAAATACAGATTATCAAAAAAGGTGGTGTCTATGCAGACACGGCTGTTGTGCTGTCGAAAGAAACCGGCATGATCGGCTATCCACGTCGTGAAGCTAAAACCATGACCGAGAAGACTGCAGCCAAGCAGGGCATCAAATATGGTCAGAAAGGTATCGTCAGGACGGTGGTGGATGTCGAAGATCCAACGGCAAAGCTCAAAGACCGGGTCACTCTTGAGGTGCAGGGCTACCGGGTTAAATCACTGCTTAACCCTGCCATTTATCCTGGCGCGTATGTGCAGCTTAAATCACGCGGCATAGACGGGGAGTTCTTCAGGGTTGAAGAAGCACATTACACCGGTGATACACACGGGCAGGAATGGAGCGTAGAAGCGCTATTGAGGTTTATCTGATGGCTGATAACAGTGATGTAGTGGAAGCGCTAAGGCGGCTTGTCAGCTCGGAAATGGACACGGTAAACACTGCCCTTCCATGTACCGTGGTTAGTTACTCAGGTGGCAAGGTAACGGTAAAGCCTGATGGAGAGAAAATATACGCAGATGGCGATACCAATGCCTATCCGGTACTCAGCGATTTGCGCATGGTATGGCCGCAGTTTTCAAACGGTCAGGCCGGATTGAAAGGCCCCGTCCAGGCTGGTGATAATTGCCTTTTGGTGGTCTGCCAGCAGGCAACCGATGGCAGCGACGATACAAGGCGATTCGATATCATCGACTCATACGTTATCCCTGGTGCTGGTTATAGTGATGCAGTCCCTGGCAACGATGACGTGAGGATGTATTTTGGCGATGCCTTCATTGCTATCGATGCCAACGGGAAAATGACCATAAATGCGCCAGGCGGGGTGGAAGAAACAACCCCATTACACACAGTCAAAGGAAGCATGACCGTTGAGCAGCTATTTACCTATCAGGGCGGCATGACTGGCTCAGGTGGTGAAACATCGGTAGCTACCATAACCGGCACGATGCAGGTGATTGGTGATGTGGTCATCAATGGCATCAGAATCGGCACTCACCGCCACCAGGGTGATAGTGGTGGCACAACAGGCGGTCCGGAGAACTAATGATTGATTTCAGACTTACAGATAACAAAGTCGTGTTCACTAACGGCCTGCTTCAGTACGTAGATGGAGCTGAGCGCGTCAGGCAGCAGGTCGAGTTCAGACTTAACCTGTGGCGCGGAGAGTGGTTCCTTGATAGTCAATTCGGAGCGCCTTACTTACAAGATATTCTCGGTAAGCAGGTAACGCTTAATGGTGCGCTATCAGCCATCCGTACAGAAATTCTCTCTGTAGAAGGTGTTACAGGCATAGTTGAGTTTACCTACAACTTTGACCGGGCAGAGCGAAAGCTGAGCATAGAGTTTACAGCCAACACTGATTATGGGTTGGTGCAGTACCCCTAATGAATAACCCCTTCAATATGCCTCGCCAATGTGCGGGGCTTTTTTATGCCTGAAATAAGGTGCATATGGCTGATTACATTACTGCGACAGGCTTTGACAAGCCAACATTACCGGAGATGGTTCAGGAAATCGGTGATGCAATGGAGACGGTCGTAGGACCGATTAACAGAGAGGCAGATTCGACCACAGGGCAGTGGATCGGAATTGAAGCTGAGCAAAACGCAATTCATTTTGAAACTGAAGAGGAGTTGTGGGCGAGCCGGTTTCTTGCTTCTGCTGAGGGATTCGCTCTTGATGCTCTTGGCGACTGGATGGGTGGCATTACCAGGCATGGTAAAACCACGACAAAAGTTAACGCCGTTATTTATGGCACTGAATCACGTCTTGTTCCTGCTGGGTCTCTCGCGTCGTTCGGTAATTATCAGTTCAGACTGACGGCAGATTACACCATCTCACGCTCTACGCTTCTGGACGGAGAGGTGAGGGTGTCTAACAACACTCAAACCAGTTACACGGTACGGATTGCAGGCGTTGACCATACCTACACCAAATTAGCCGGAGACACCGTAAACACCATTGCGACAGGTCTTGCTGCTGTGGTTGACTCAACAAGCCAGTATTCAGCAACGGCAAATGGTTCAGTAATCAGGCTCACCTCCGAAAACCTCATTGAAGGCTACGCAGTTTCTCTAAGCGCTGGTCTGTCATGGCAGCTGATTGGCTCCCCGGCAATCTTTGAGGCCACGGAAGCCGGTCAGATTGTCGTTCCTGTTGGCGGACTGAATAATCCTGTAAGTGCGATCACCGGATGGACCGGAGTTAACAACCTCGTTCAGGGGGCTACCGGCTCCGACCGGGAATCAGACACGGATTATCGCCAACGTTTGTATCAGAGCAGGGCGTCATCAGGCGGCGCAGCAACCATCCCGGCAATTGAAACGCGCCTTATTACGGAAGTCAGCGGCGTAACCTTAGCCAAAGTCATTGAAAACGACACTATGGCAACAGTGGACAGCATTCCTCCAAAAGCCATCCACACTATCGTTTCAGGCGGGCTGGAGCAGGATATTGCTGACGCTATATGGAAGTACAAAGGTGCTGGTATAGCTACATACGGCTCAATTGCGATCACTGTATATGACCGGTATGAAAGGCCGCACCTGGTTAACTTCTCACGACCCACTGAAGTAGATATTTACGTCAAAGTTGACGTTGTTCTCCTGGATACTGAGGAGCCTTTACCAGCTGCTGTTGTGGACGCTATTAAGAAAGGTGTTGTTGCTTACGGTGCGACGCTTGGCCTTGGTGATGACGTTATTACCCAGCGCATTTATGGCTACATCTACGCCAATACCACCGGCATCGGGAAGATGACCATCACAGTCAGTACTGACGGAACTACGTTTGCCGAAAGTAACATTTCCGTTGCTGAAAACTCCTTCGCTTCGTTCTCGGCTGCCAATGTGGAGGTCACAGGTGTCTGATGAATGGGTTGATATCAATTTCCTTGCGCTGATACGACAGAGGCCTTCTGACTGGCTTGAAAAGGGTGGGCAGGTTCCCGACCTCTTTGCTGCAGTTGGCGTACTTCATCCTGAAATTGAAGCGCGCGCCAAATACATCTACCAGACGCAAAGCATTTACAACGCCCACGGTATAGAGCTGGACAGGTTTGGTCAGTACGTTGATGTCGGGCGGGATGGGATGTCTGACGATGATTATCGCCGGGCAATCATGCAGGCGAAACTGGCGACTGCGTTCAGCGGAACGCCAGATAACGTAATGGTCGTAACAGCAACCACTACTTCAAGCACTGATGTCGAACTAGTTGAGCTCTATCCTGCCGCATTCAGCGTTCACGCAACCGGACCTTATGTACCCACAAACATCAATGCCATCGTCGATCGCGCTTCTGTGGCTGGCGTACGAGCCTATTCAACGCACGATTATGGGCTAAACGGTTTCTCCCTGGCGGGAATAGACACCAATTCAGGCCAGGCGTTACAGGTCGGAGATAACACAGCAATGCAGGTAGATACCGACACCGCACTAGGACTCAACCGCGGCTCTGTATTCATCGGAGGTTCCTACCTTGACGCCGCAGGCTCAGTTTCCGGGGTCCTCGAAGTAAACGACTATTATCTCGGCGTCGCTGACGACGATTATCTTCTTATTTTCTCCCGTGACTATGGCGTCAACGGGACGATGCTCTGCGGCGCTATGCCTAAGTGAGAAATTAAATGGCTATCACATCATTTGCAGCAACTGACGTTACTTATGCTGATGGACAGAAAAACAAAGAACCAGTTCCGGATGAAATACTTGCAAGCGGCTTCGTTCCACCTGTGCGCATGCCAGACGGCTCTATTTCAGCGGGTAGCAAACTTGCTGCTAATCATCTCAATACCCTATTGAATGACCTTTACGCGCAAATCACAGATTTGAAGGCGCGAGTATCAGCGCTTGAGGGGGCGTAATGGCTGACATTCTTCTCAAGTATCTTACTGATTTACCGTCTGCATCCAGCGCTACACCTACCGACCTCATGCATATAAACCAGAGTGGTAATGACCGTTCAATCACTCTTGACGCGCTTGCAACAGCCTTATTCAACATGCGGTATCCGGTCGGTAAGGTCGAATGGTTCGCGAATGACGTAAACCCAAACGCAATCTGGCAGGGCTCTACTTGGGCAAGGATTCCTGGAGCTGGAAAAACCATTCGTCTTGCAAATGGTAGTGGAAGCGATGTTTTACAGCAGGGTGGTAGTGATAACGTTGCTCTTTCAAGCGCTAATGTCGCGCCGCACGTGCATTCGGTAAATTTACGAACAGATCAATTTGATTACGGAACAAAAAATACATCCCAGGACACCCACTCCCACACAGTTCCACTCCGTAGTATCGGTCCATTGGCGGGTGGGGCTTATGATGGTAGTAGTGACGATATAATTTCTACTCAATCAACAAACACCTCTAGTTACCCGCATTCCCATACTTTGGCTATTGGTGCTCACGATCATGTGGTTTCTGGAGAAACAGGAACTTCAGGAGAAGGAGCTCAATTTTCAGTAATTAACCAATACGTTAAACTTGCCGGATGGTACAGGACTGCATAAATGGCCGAACAGAAAGTAAAATTAACAGATTTACCAGCAGCAACAGATACGGTAGATACCGCTCAACTTTTAATAAACCAAAACAGCACAGATCAAAAGCTTCCTGTAACGCATTTCCTTAGAGCAAAAAATAATTTGTCAGAGCTGACAAATACAACCCAAGCTCGCGCTAATCTTGACGTACCATCTGTAGATGAAGTCAATGAAAAATTGTCTGGGTTTTTTGATGGTTCTCTTTCTTTTGCAGTAGGAGGGTCACTTGAATCACGCACGGATTTTATTTGGGATGAGTCAACTAAAAGCTGGTATTACTGGTCAGGAAACCTACCAAAATCTGTTCCTGCCGCTTCAAGCCCGGAATCAACAGGTGGAGTGAGTTTAGGAGCATGGCAGTCTGTAGGGGACTCCAGGTTGAGAGATGACCTTGCTAAAGAAGATGGATTAAGGCTTATAGGAGAATGCCAGGACATTTCCACATTGCGTACAATAGAACCATACTACAATAAACAAAGAATAACTTTAAGAGAACATACTAATGGTACAGGTATGGGTGGTGGTCAGTTCAGAGCGGTTATTCCAGGCGACTCTTATGCAGATAATAATGGAACAATAATAAAAACAACAGGCGGCGCAGCATGGATTAGAATCAATTCAGAAGTTGTTACCCCGCAAATGTTTGGTGCCATTGGCAATGGTGTTAATAATGATACAGTTGCAGTTCAAAGTGCCATTAATTCTATGGCAAAAGTAATAAGTTATGCAGGGTTAAGCAATGTTCTTGTAAGTGCAGGCTCATTAACACTTCAGAGCGGTCAGGAGCACAGAGGTGAAGGTGCAACAATGACCCACAATGACGACCTAATGGGGCGCGCGATTCTTAACGGGATTTCAAAAAATAATATTTATATCCATGGTTTTAAATTCTCAGGACCGAACAGCGAGACTACGGCGATAAATTCCGTTTCGTGCAATGATGTAACCGTTGAAAATAACAGTACTACAAACATAGGGCTATTCTCTTGCAAGCCTGTTAAAGCTCCTAACCCACTCATCTCAAATGACGTGAGTTCAACTTATGCGCTGATTACCGACGATGCCGATTATTGCCACAACATCAAAGTAGTAAATAACACTATTAAAGGTGACGGCACTGGCGTTCTGGGTGGCCCGTTCAAGATTGCTGCCGTACTCATTAATTACGCAAAAGGATTTACGGTTGCTAACAACTTTATCTCTGGCCACAAGGAGGGAATTCAATGGTGGGGTGGGGATGGTCTTAGCGCGGCTGAGGGCGCAGGTTCTTTGGCGGCTGATCGTAAATGCTACGACGGAACCATTATTGGTAATATCGTATACAATACAGTAGGCGGGATTTGGGGGGCGATGGGTACGCGTATTGTTGTCAATGGCAACACAGTCGTTGGCTGCAAAGACGTTTGTATTGATTTTGAATCTTGTGTTGACAGCTCAGCAACAGGAAACACAGCCGCAGACGCTGCAAACGGTGCGCTGACTGTTATCGGACTAAGCGGTAATATCACGTTTGCCGATAACATTTGCACCGGCTCTGGTTCAAATAACTTCTACGTAATTGGCGGCGTATACTACACTGGAACTGTGGGCGGGTTGATGAATGTTAGTTTCATCAATAACACATTCCGCAGCACGGCTGGAAATACGCAGGCTTTCGTCAAAGTGGAAAACTGTGCATTCGTCACGTTCCACGGCAACAGGTTTGAGAACGTTAGACTTGATACAGGCACTTTCTCAACTGCGTTAAGTCAGAGCCAGAAGATTACAGATAACGAATTCATATTCACAAAAGGAGGATCTTTCTCTTTCACGGCGCTAACGTTTGGTGGTTTAGTTAGTGGGAAAATATTAGCATCCGGCAACAGAATAGACCAATATTCTTCATCAACAGGCCAGTTTGGGATGAGGTGTCTTTTTAACAAGACTGGACAGCAATCAGTTTCTGCATTAGTTTCTGGTAATTTTGTTACAGGGTTTGGAGCAGATCTGCAGGTTGAAGCAACAACGCCGACCAGTGGGAAGCACTTCTTGAATTACCAGAGCAATATATTTAATACATTGGGAGGAACGCTATCAACCACTGACATTGTTACTAGGGGTGCTAATAACTATAATACAGCAGGCGCAGTAGTTGCATATCCTTAAGGCCTTAAAAATATCGGCAGGGAAGCCCTGCCGATAGCATTCTTAATTAAGAGGAACAGACATTTTCATGTTCAGAGAAACATCAGGTTTAACCTCAATATATATTTCATTTTTTATAATTCCATAGGTTTTTAACGCCCTCCCTATGAATTGTCCTTCATAAATTGGGAATGGCCAGTTATCGTGATCATCACCTTTAGGCACATACAAAATCATGTTTGTTCCATTTTTTAAATCTGTTGATACAACCTTATCTATTATATTCTGACTTACCGCCTTGGCTTGTATATAGCTCAAGTTAAGATTAATTGACTGCTTAAGAGTAGAGTCAGAAGTTAATCCTTGATAAACTAGCGTGAATGCAAGGAATGCAAGTAATGTATTAATTAACCTATTATAGAAATTAGAAAAAATATCAATGGTAATGAAAACAGTCAATGATGAATAAAGGAATGCGCCCCACATCACAACAGGCCTCGCAGCATAATAACTTCCTGCTCTGGCGCACAATAGAATAAGCGCTATGAAAGTTAGCAATCCTGAGGTAACCACTATAAATAAAATAATTCCTTTATCTCTATTTTTATTTCTTATTAAGGAATACAGCGATGTTATGAATCCAATTGAAATCAGAGCAACCGCCGGGTATAACAAGGCAGGTTGGACTTGCTCAACTAGGTATTTGAATACGCCCAATGACCCAACTATATCAAGTGATCCAGAACCAAGACTTGCAGCCCTTCCTCCGTTAGCCTCAAATATAACAGAAACAACCCAGGCCGTCATCGTGAATACTTGCAACAAATTATCTTTCAACGTCTTTGTCAATGAGAAGCCATTATTAATTAATGATAGTAAGAGACAAACGCCGCAAACAACAGCCAGTATAATGTTTGCAAACAAGCTAGAAAAAACAGCAATATATGAAACAAAAAATATTGAAGATGACCGCAAAAAACCTTTTCTTTTTAGGCTGCTAAGATCAAGATACCTGTAGTTTCTTATTATAAATAGAGATAGTGAGGAGTTTATTAAAGCTGGTGCTATATAATGATAAAAACATGTTATGTTAACCTCCCATAGCATGTATAAGTTTTCATGGTTGCCATCTTTCAAGAAAATGAAAAATATCAAAGCATAGAAAAAAACAACAAAAATAGATGATCGTATAAATCCAGATGAAAGAGTAACATTAAATAGCAGGAATAGTTGATGCAAAAACAAAGATAAAAGTATAGTGATGAAAATTGCTGTTATGATAGAAAATGATTCAAGGAACCCAAAGCCAAGTGGCATTATAAGAAATGTGGATAACCTTGCAAATAAAGGGTAGCCTAGTTCTGGCATTACCTTAATGGGGTTTGCAATACCCCATTGAGGATAAAAAGCTCTTGTAGAAGTCAGATTTCCCCAGTCATCTCCGGACATTATGACTGTTGGGTGTGAAACTAGAAAAAAGTAGAGTGAAATCGCTGATAAAACCGCAAATAAAGCCATTGATAAAAATCTAGATTTAATGAAAGAAGTCATAAAATATTCCGTTTCTATTTTGCTTGCTTTTTAATTAGGTACTTCGGTCGCCCTTTTGTTTCAATATAAATCCTGCCAATATACTCCCCGAGCACTCCAATTCCAATCAACTGAACACCTCCAAGGAATAGTATTGAAACAAGAATAGAAGGATAGCCACGGACAGGATTGCCGAATGCCAATGTTTCAAATATCATCCATGATCCGTAAAGGAACGCCATTCCAGCAACGGCTAATCCTATATAAGTCCACATACGCAGCGGAAAAGTAGAGAAACTTGTTATCCCCTCTATAGCCAAATTCCACAATTTCCAACCATTAAACTTCGAGACTCCAGCAATTCGTTCAGCGCGTGCATATTCAACAACTTCAGTGCGACCACCAACCCACGATAAAACACCTTTCATAAACAGGTTGCGCTCAGGCATGAGTTTGATGTTCTCTACTACTTCACGAGACATCAGGCGGAAGTCTCCTACGTTTTCCTCAATCTGTGGGCTGCTTATTCTGTTATGTAACTTATAGAACCACTCAGCAGTCTTACGCTTCAATCTGCCATCTGTAGAGCGGTCAGAGCGCTTGGCAAGAACCATGTCTGCCCCGGCCTGCCATTTCTCTATCAGGTGAGGAATGACCTCTATAGGGTCCTGCAAGTCTACGTCAATCGGGATAATAGCTTCACCGGTCGCATGGTCAAGCCCGGCGAATAGAGCTGGTTCTTTCCCAAAGTTGCGAGTGAAAGACAACGGAACCACAAGCGGGTCTGCAAAAGCAAGAGCGTTAATAATTGATTCTGTCGCGTCTTTGCTGCCGTCATTTATAAAGACTATCTCGACTTCATGTTGCTGAAGCCCTTCAAATTCCCGAACGGTTTTATAGAAGATAGGAATTGCTTCCTCTTCATTAAATACCGGAACGACAAGAGAAATTTTCATTTCGCATCCCTAAAGACAATGAACTTTGAATAGATAAAACCGCACACCAGACTGATTGAGGAGAACGCGATTAGCGTGATGATAGGAGCCATGCCAGACTTATCTGCGCACCATCCAACAATCGCGCTCAGTGATCCCATGAATCCTACGTAAAGCATGTATCTCATGGTTGTTGTGGAGGACTTAAACGTAAATCTCGCATTGGCGAAGAAGCTGAAAGACACAGCCACAACGAATCCGGCGAAGTTGCCAAGTGCCTGACCTGTATGGAATGCGTATATGCAAACAGCGAACACAACCCAGTGAATGAGTGTGTTGATAACACCTATAGATGTGTACCTAGCAAATAACTTTAACATTATAGAAATCAGTGAATTCTGAAAGGTCTGAAGTGTAGCACTACAAACGCTATTGATCGACACCACCGATCAATAATACTGTATGCATATACAGCATCTATCGGAGGTGAGTTATGGGATTCCCGAGTCCAGCACAAGACTACGTTGAAGAGCGCATATCGCTCGACAAGCGCATCATCACCAGGCCAGCGGCTACGTATTTCATGAGAGCGGGTGCAACGCACTACCGTGAAGGGATTCTCAATGGAGCGTTACTCGTCGTTGACGCATCACTGAGGCCGTGTGATGGATCATTGCTGGTTTGCAGAATGGAAGGTGAGCTGAGGATTAAGCGATATCGCAATCACCCAAAGCCTCACCTCGAAGATTTACAGACGGGCAGGCGAGAAGAGATACCGGTGCACGATGACGGCACGAGCCCGGATGCAATCTTCGGGGTAATCACGTATAGCATAAATGACATGAGGCTGGGTGAGTTTGATGATTGCCCGGTGATGTAGGTGGCGCTATGCCACCTTCTCATCCAGGCATTGAGAATTGTATGGAGAGAATGGGCCATGGAACTTGTTTTTTGCTTCTATGGCTATTAATTCGGCCAGCTCAATATCCTGGTAGTTTCCAAGGTACAATGTGGTTTTATTAACCATTACCCTGACTCTCCATTTGCCATTTGTATAACTTACTCCAGTGACTCCACTAGTGTTATCCTTTCTCTTTCCGGCATTTCTGCAATTTTCTGCGTTAGTGGCTAGCCGCAAATTACATATGCGGTTATCAAGCCTGTCTCTATTTATATGATCTATGCATCCTGATGGGTAATACCCGTAAACATACAGCCATGCCAGTCTGTGAAGAAGATAGTATCTTCCATCAATTTTTGACTGGAGATAACCGCTACTATCCACTGAATGAAGTCTCTTCCCGGTGTGGGAGCAACCCCGGCTAACCTTCCAATGGAACTCGCCATTTTCGCAATTGTAATCAATAAGTTGCCGCAGCCTTTCCTGTGTGATTATTTCACCCATAATATACCCTTTAGCTGTTAAGTTACCTTCTCATCCAGATAATCAGCCCACCACTGCATCATTTCACGGCGCGTATCGAGATATTCAGCATGGTTGTACACTGAGCGGGTTCCGCCGCTTACGTGCGCCAGCTGCATCTCTATCGCGTCTTTGTTCCAGTGCTTCTCGTTCAGGACTGTACTGAACTGATGTCGCATGCCATGACCACTCGTCTGGCCTTCGTATCCAATGCTGCGTATCACGCCGAGCACAGCATTCTCGCTGATAGGCTTCTTCCTGTCGGTTCTACCAGGGAAGCACAGCTCATACTGTCCAGTGATTTGTTGCAGGAACTTGAATAGTTCGATAACCTGATCTGACATCGGAACTACGTGTAGCTTCCTGCCTTTCATGACTGAAGGGTCAACACTGATTAGCCTGGTTTCGTAATCAATTCCCGTCCATACCAGCGAACGCAATTCCACTGTGCGCATAGCCGTATAGTGAAGAATCTGTGCGGCTATCTTCGAAACAATCCATCCTCCATAAGCATTTAAAGCCCGCTGGAATTCGTGTATGCGGTGCATAGGAAGGAAAGGGTAGTTCTTCTTCCTGTACCCCTTCATCGCTCCTGCGAGGTCTCTGGAAGGGTTATATTTAGCCCTGCCAGTTATGATCGCATAACTGAATACCTCGCCACACCTGCGCCTTGCCTTATCGGCGCGTTCCATTGCTCCCCTGTCTTCGAATATCCTGATTATCTTCAGCAGTGTCATGGGCTCCACATCATCCATGCGTAAGTGACCAATGACGGGCAGGATATCGTCTGTGAACATGCTCATCATCTCGTCAGCATATCCCTTAGACCACACCTTTGATTTATGCGCATGCCACTCGCGGAAGATATCACCGAACGAGTCAGCGGCTTCTTCTTTCACTCTCTTCTTTAATGCCTGCTTCTGCTCGGCCGGATCAACTCCAGTCAGCAACTTCATTTTTGCTTCTGACTGTTTAGCCCTGGCCTCGGTGAGAGATATTTCAGGGTATGGGCCAATGACCAGCGTCTTTTCCTTTCCTTCAAACCGGTAACGCATACGCCATACCTTCTTACCTGATGGAGGAACGAACAGGAAAAGCCCCCCAGCATCTGCGAGGCGATATGATTTTTCCGCTGGTTTGGCTGCGTCGATTTGCTTTACCGTAAGCATGTGGGCATAAATCCGTGGTCATTTTGCAGTGTGCCCACAATATGCCCGCAATAGTTTGGTGGAGTCAATCCATGTTGGGTAATGTGCGGTAACGTCGGCCGCATTGTGTGACAACGATATCAAGGGATTTGGTAATGGTGGGAAATGACGGGTAATGAAGAAATGGTGTCCCCTGCAGACATCGCATAATGAGTATAACTGCAGGGGATATATGAGGAAATGCAGAAGTGGAAAAAATTATGCCCGCAATTATGCCCACAAAGCGTGGTCATGATGCTTTTTTGAAGTCAGGAAGAAAGCTGCGTTTCCAGTTTTGATAGTCGGCATACATCCATCTTGATGAGCGGCCGTACTTGATAGGTTTTGGTAGGTGACCGGCGTTGATTTGGGAGTAGAAGTATTTCGCCGTAAAGCCAGCATCCTCCATCATGAACTTCATGTCAATGAGGGAGTCGTCGCGAAGTTCGCGCATAGGTTTTATCTCCGGATTGGGAATCTGGCAGGGAAGGTGATTGAGTGCACAGGCCTCATCGAGTGTGAGGCTGTGTGATTACATGGTTAGTTTCCTGTGCTACCAAGAAGCAAAGTGGCGTTGCCATTTCTATCTCGATAAAGTTCGAAATATTCAGTCCACTTATTTTCTTCTGTCGCTGGGGCTGGCGTGAAATCCCTGATATCAATATTCCCTCCTTGGTCGTAGTATCCAGTGCCATTTGAATGGTGGATAACCTGAACGATTGCGTCCTGTGGAAGAGTTTGTAGCCATTCAATAAATGCTTTTACGTCCATTATCTATCTCCAATAAAAAACCGCCCTGCGGCGGTCTAGTCGATGCGGATGTGTGGAATCTTTCCGGCTGCTATAGCGTCGTAGAGCTCATACCAGAAAGGACCAATCAGAGAACCGTCTGAGTGCTTGTCTCCGTACTCAAATGGCATAGCTTGAGGGTCGATGCGTGAAAGTGCGATTACACATTCAGCTCGCTTCTTATCTGCTTCTGAGCGGATAGGGCGTAATCCATCAGCCCAGAACGGACGCGTTGTCTTGCAGTCAAACACGAGCGCTTCCTTCCATGCTACTGCATCACTATGCCCTTCAGGTCGCCCAGTGTAAGCAACGGTAGCCTCTACCCACTCCCCGCCGTAATAGGCCTCTACGCGACACCCCACCGGAGGCAATCCCTCGCCATTCCATTCTTTAGACTTAAGCCTCATCTCTAACTTCATAGAGTCTTCATCTGAGTAGAGGAGACCATTGCAAGCTTTTTCAACACTCATGCTGGATGTGATTCTGTATGTGTGTCCTTCATGAACCAATCTGCAATAATCGTCATAAATTGGCCCGTCGAATTTCAATATTGCGGTACCTAATTTCTCTGCGATTATGTGGATGTATTCCTTCGAACCCATCATCATCTCCTTACGCTAATTTCTTATACACGCGAGGCTCATCAACAGTAGCCGCGCGTAGTTCGTTTTCGTGATGCACCGAGTAGTTGCCGTCATCCCACTTACACCAGTATTTCGGATGGTCGCTATCCGGTTCAATCTGGCTCTCAACCATCCCTCTGATGCCTCCAGACTTAAGCTGCACTAACGCGCCCGCAGCAAATTTAGCCATAACAATCCCTCTGACATGTGAATGAGTGAAGAGATAGCGCTCAGAGCCATAATTCCGACTATGAGCCAGATAATAGGATTAGCGTGCATGGTGACTCCGGATAAAGAAAAACCCGCGATGTGCGGGTTTGTTATGCGTCGAATGGGTTAGGCATTGGCCACCTCCGGAGGAGGGAAGCTTGGAAGACCGTCATATACCTGGTCAAGATGGCCACGCATCTGCATGCGTCGAAGTGCGCTGTACATGTAATCGCATTCTGCCTGCTTATTGGCGACGAAAGGCTTTGATGATTTATTGCACCACATCGCATTTCCAGGCCACCCATGAACTTTATAGACCCGGCCATTTTTCACATGAAGTAATCCCCATCCGGGAGGAAGTTCATGCACCTCAATAAAACCAGGCTCAGCCATAAAGAATCGCCAGTCACCCATGCCTTCGCCTGGCATTCTGCGGAATGGTTTCTTACGGTCAGCCAGGAAGTCAGCGCGCGAACACTTCACTTCGATCAGGCATGAGGCCAGATTTCTGAACCCCAGCGCATCAGGCTGCTCACCAGTAGACACGGCGGCAACAAAGCGATCATGAAACGCAACTTTGAAGCCGTTGTTCTGGAGGAATTTACAGGCCAGCACGCAGAGCTCACTGTGAGTCAGCGCCATCACTTCACCTCCTGCTGCGGTGCTGCTGGCAGTGGCATCCAGTGCGTTGGCTGGCAGTAAACGCCACCACCGTTAGGTAATGACGCAAAGCGGAAATAACCATCCAGCTCATTACGCTCCATGTAGCCGACCATTTGTTCTTTTTTGTCAGAGCAATAAACCTGAACATCGATTTCACGCTCCGGCATCCGCTCACTGCAAGCCACCCAACCCTCCGGCAACTTGTAACCCGTCGTTACAGGTTCGGCATATAGCGCCTGACAACTCCACCCTGACCAATGGGCCCCTTCTGCTCGCTCATCATCTTCAGGCCGAACGAGCGTGACTTCGCTCGGGTGTTTTCTGTGTGACCACAGCCACGCCACCGGCTCCGCTTCGAGCGATGCCAGCGCGATACGTGCCATCTCAAGCTCAATTGACCATGTGCGTTCTTTGAGAGGCTCTAACTCTCCAGCCAGCATCATTTCTGCAAACTCAATACGCGCGTGCGCAGAAGCGATAAGCTGTTCTTTGGTGAAGGTGATCATGCGTTATCCCCCCCGCCCATGAGTGGCATGGCAATGTAAATAATCCGCCTTTCGCTCTCTGGTAAATATTGGTACGTACTACTTTCAATATCAGCCCAATACTCTAATTGCCTCTTGCCGATAAACTGAAACCTCCTCTCCTGGTATATTGGGTTACTATTTGCAAGGACAAACTCCAACACTTCATAACCATTTTTTCTCGCAATCTCAGCGTGTTCCTTGTTCTCAGTAAAATGATGTTCTGAGCCATCTGGACTGCCAATGCGATATACAACGGATGCAATCCCCCCGATCATGATGCATCTCCTTTACCGGCTGCGGCGCGGTCGATAGCCTGAAGCACGCCATTAGCATGGGCATCACCAAGGCGTGCGCACTGCATTACGTGACTACGTGCTGCAAGCAAGGTTTCTCGATGGTCAGCAATCCGCTTCTCTGCTGCCTCAGCACGATCCCCTGCGGCTTCCCATTTCGCGTGCAGCAACGAGTAGTTTTCGCATACTGTCTTAATAACGTGACGCAGATTGTCTTCATCCATGTCGTCAATCACCGGCAGCAGCATGTTCGGCGTGAGAATCTCAATCAACTTTCTGTCTTTGGCCTCCAACTCATCCAGCAGCGCCTCAATGCGCTTCTGCTGAAAATTCCACGCCTTTGCTTCATTCGAATTTACGTCTCCCCAATCCGCCCGTTCCGTGTCATCTGCTCCGCACAGATGGCAGTAGCAATCGCCGTAATCCCCGGAGTCAGCAATTGCTTCTCCACCATCCAGAAGGTTGCTGGGGTACATTTCACCGCAATTGCAGCATTCCACCAGGTAAAACGATCCTTCAACGCTTTGACCACGCAGCGCCTGTTTGTCGATGTTGCTCATTGGGCGGCCTCCCGCTTCTGCTGTGCTGTCTGGTTAAGCCAGAGACACTCAGTGCGTACTTTCGTACCGCGTCCAGCGCTAATGCGTGAGGCTTTCTCCGACTTCACCCATCCTGTCAGCATGTCGTTATACACGTCAGTGTCATAACCGCTGATCATCACCATGCCTTTCATCGTTCTGGCCACAGCGAGCAACTGCTCGTGACCTTCAACAGTCATCTCGTGGTTGTAATAACGATTACCTTGCACGCGTGTTTCTGGAACGTAGGGTGGATCGATGTAATGCAGCGTTGTTTCAGCATCGTGTGCACGCATAACTGACAGCGCGTCTTTGTTTTCTATGATGACCCCCTGCAGGCGCTGGCACACAGCTGCAAGGTTTGCTGGATAACGCTCCCACAGGTGAGCAGCTGTTGCGTATTTCCGCTTGCTGTCGCTGCGGAAACCAGACTGCCCACCAATGCCAGCGGCTGAACCGAATCCCATGCACGCACGCACAACCATGCGGCGGGCCCGCTCAACTGGTTCCGTGACTATTTCCCTTGCTGCGCAGAACTCATCACGTGAGTAAGGAGTTAAGGCGCATGCATCGCGCAGACGCTGATTCATTTCTGGGTCGCGCAGAACAGTAAACAGGTTCACCACCTCGCTATCGAGATCGTTATAAACCTCTGCATAGCTGCGTGGCTTTTGAAGTAAAACGCCAGCAGCGCCGCCGAATGGCTCTACGTAACAGGTATGCTCTGGCATTTGTTCAATAATCCACGGTGCAAGCCGGAATTTACCACCGTGATAGCGAATCGCTGGGTGCTTGATGATTTCGCTCATGACTGCACTCCTTTGCGAATCTGGGCGGCGAGGCAGTCGCATTCAATCTCTATCGGCTCACCCCAAGGCTGCGTTCCACCACTATCTGTCATTCCTGTATCGTTGCATTTCTGGCAAGGAGCATATTTACTCACGCTCAGGCAGCGCTCATATGTTGCTTTCGCAGAGTCAGCGGTATCTTCATCCGGAAGCCTGATATAACCAAACTCCACCCCGTTGAGGATGAACTGACGACGCTCTTCTGATTCCGCAGCCATCTTCTCAAGCTTCATCTGCAGATTCTCGATAGTCGCATCAGCAGCACGGAACTCGCGCTGAGACTCTGCAAGCTTCTGCTCGAGTGCTGCGTAGTCGCTGTAATCAACAAGACTGCCGTTTGCATCTTCAAATACCGATGATGACCCATTAGCTTCATAACGTTTCACGCTCATTTCTTCGCCCTCTGGTTCAGCCATGCTGTCAGGAATTTGTTCTCGTTCACGCTGGGGAATGAGTTCTTCTTCAGCATTTCTTCGCGTGGGATATCGTTGATGGGCTTGATGCGGTGTCCGGCGATGAGTTCATTTGGAGTGATGAAGGGGTCGTACGTCATGCCTATCATTGTGCGCGCTCCAGAAAATCGTTAACGCCTTCTGCCAGTTCGATAGACAGGTCGTCGATATGAGTTTTCAGCTCTGCCAGTGACTGTGCTTCTGATTCCAGAATCACTTTATGGCAAAGCTCCTTCACGAGCTTGTCGAAGGTGCTGAAGTAGCCGAGGCGGGATGTTATTTCGTTGCCAAAGTTCTTGCTCTTTTTGTCTGTGACTTTTTTCTTTTCGCTGAGAACAAGGTCAAACTTAGTTCCGGTGATTACGTATTTACTGCCGACTTCAATGTTCAGTTTCATGCTGCTTTCCTCATGTTCATGTCTCGCTTACGAAGCTGTGTGACTTTTGACCTGACAGCCGTGTAACCTCTGCCCATAATTTCGGCGATGTCCTTTTGCAGGTAGCCATCACGGTAAAGGCGGGCTAGTGTCTCTTCGTCTTGATGGCTCCATGGGCTCTGTGTGCAGGCGGTAGATAACGAATACTTCTTAGCTAGGTAATAGAATTGGGCTAACGTAAGTCCGAGATGGTCAGCTGCGCGGGGCGCGACCATACGGCCGCACACCGCCTTCATTTCTTCAGGAGTGACGTTTAGTTTTCGCATTGGTTATTTGATGAGAAGGGTTGGCTTGCCGAGTTTGAGTGATGCGCCAGGAATAGCGTTTCCGGCTTTGAGTTGATGTTTGATAGCTAGCTTGTCGGCTTTGACCGTAGTGACATATTCAACGTACTCAGGTGGCAGGGAGCCTTCATCTGTGATTTCTACCGACTCGACAGGAGCACGAACAGTTACCTGATGTATGCCTGCGCGAATCTTTTTCTTACCCATCATCTCAAGCGAATTAGCGATGTAGGTCATGATGTTATCGACCTTGTTGTTGATTACGGCGGCGCGTTCATTGAGTGCCTTAGCCTCTTCCTTGAGGCGCTCTGCGTAACCAGTTTCGTTCTTACAGATAGCCAGTAACTGCTCAATCTTATCTGTAAGCTCGCCTTCCATTCCTTCAAGTGTGTCGGCTATTTCATCTGCTTCAAAGTCGGAATCCATCAGCCTGGCGTAACCGTTGGCAATCTCATACAGTTTGCTCACTGGCGGCCTCCAGCTTTGACTTGCACTCTGAGTAAATAGCCTGAACATTCTGCTGTAGCTTCATGCCGCCTGTGCGCTTGTATGCATCTGCAAAGATGCGCTTAAGGTCATCCATGGTCTCAGCCTGTGCCATCTCATCGCAAAGAACCTGAACGTGTTCGATGATTTCCTGCTGGCGCTTCCGCTCATCCTCTCGGATATCTTCCTCTGACTTATGCGGCATGACAGGCTCAGTCCAGACACCTTCTTCTTCGTTCAGGACGTGAATCGCACTATCAAGGCGAGAGGCTTTAGGCCAGTATTTACTGGCACGTTTAACAACGGTTTTTCTTGCCATCTCATTCCAGTGATTTACCCATGGACCCTTATCGCTGAATGCAGCTTTGCTCGTCTTCCTGACAGCCTCAATTTCTGCAAGACTCATTTCTTCCGTAAGGTAATCGCCTGCTGGCGTCTTTACAGTGCAGTAAACACCCACGATGTCCCCGCGGTCACCAAAAGCGTTGTATTTGTGCGTAGGGGCCTTATCAAGACCATTCGACTCATAGGTGTCGTTAGCATGGACAAGCTTTGCCTGCCCCCATGAGATAACGCCAGACTCCATGGCGATGTGCAGCAAACCCATGTAACTAATATCAAGACACACCATACCGTCACGAGGAACCAAATAAGCCAGCTTGCTTGCCGGGTTCAGCGTGATGCCAATGGCTGCCACGTTTATGATCGCGTTCTGTGCGCTGGTAGGGTTGGATAGAGCAGTTTTGGCGAGGAAGTCATTCTTCTGGAAGTACTGAATGGCAAACTGGCTTTCCTTAGCCCATGTAACTGTCTGCTCGGTTAATGCACCGCAGAATAGCGGCTCCTGCTGTTTAACGAACTCAACGATATTGCTCATGCTGCTTCCCCAAATGTGTGCCTGCGCAGGAATATGCTGATCGCATACTCAACCTCTACGCGCGGCCTGAATATGTCCCACATAACCTCGCCAGCGAATTCCTGATAATTGCAGTCGTCTTCTCCAAGCCACTCGACTGCTGCCTTCGTGTAATCGTCAGGTTTATGTGATTCCAGCATGTTGAGCACCGGCCGCATATTCGCGCACAGCATCTCAACCTGCTTATCAATCTTCGCGTGGTCTTCATCGCTGAGATGCGCAATGATTTGCTTAATCTCTGTTTTGTCTGTCATCGTCAGGCGCATCTTCTGCATCCTCTTTCTGCTGTTTCAACATGTCCTGCATAAGGCGGACAAAGGCATCATCTGACCAGGTATCTGCAATGCTCATGATTTGCGATACCACGGATGATTAATTGCCGTCTTCATGGCTTCATGAGCCTCTTGCCACATGCGACCATCTCCGAGATAGCGAGCGATAACCGCTTTGCTCTGCGCTGCTTTGAGAGCGCTGTGATTTATAACTGGTGACATAAACCCTCCAGGTGCTTACGGGCAGCACGAATAAGACGGCGAACACGTTTGGATAATTCGGATTCGGTTGGGTAATAGGCGGACACGACGGCACCGCCCGCGATAGCAAATGTCATCGTGGGATTCCTTATGTTGTGTGTGATTGCATAGCGATAGAGACTCGTGAATCTCTGTTGATATGCGGATATGAAAAAGCCGCTGGTTAGGCGGCCTTTTCTGGTTGGGTTTTGGCTTTCTATGCCTTGCGAGTTACATAAGTCCTCCTGATTTCTGTATGCCGCGTAAAAATATTGGCAGCGGCTAGCCGGGAATCTGATATCTAAATGCACTCTCACAAATGAATTTAAATATCAGGCAAAAAGAAGCCCCGACTAGCGGGGCAAATCAGACAACAAGGGATTTTTCCATCTATCAGACACTATCGAGTCGTCCTCAATAGTACGGTGCGGTATTACACCCAATAGCTAACTCAGAGAATTAGCTATCAGCTGCTATTCAACGCGCATTACCACATCAAACTTATCAAGATTGCTTTGACGGAGAAGGCCCTCTTCAACGCGATCTGCTTTGCGATAGTTATCGAACTCAAAGTGTTTAACCACTTCCTTTGTATCGCGATCAATAACTTCAACGATGTATCTCTTGTTCATCACTCCTCCCCCAGAGCCTTGCTGATTGCTGCGCGAGCCATGGCAATATCTTCACTGTGCAATTCACAATTACCGTCATCGTGATAGCTGATGATCAACTTAAGTGCTGCGAGCAAATCAGGTGCTGCTGCTATCAGACGGGCGTTAGCGTTTTGCTCTGAATGCCCAGAGATAGCATTGTGAGCACTAACGATCATCTCATCGTCTTCATTCAAGACCACTGTGCCGTTAGTGCCGTAAAACACACTCCATTCTCCAGGAGTTATTCGTAGTTCTTTCATATTAACCTCTGTGGCTTGCTGCCAAAAGAAGGCCGACTATGCGGCCTATTCGTCAATATCGTAAATGTCGTGGTAGCACTCGAAGCAAAGCTCCTCGACGCCATTTCCGCTATACACTTCCAGCCATAATTGCTTTCCGCATAAATCACATTCAGTCTCATCTTCCATAACTACCTCGCTGTAACTTGTTTACTT